TGAAGAAACTAACAACTATAATATAATTTTACTAGATGCAATTAAAAGAAGACTAGAGTTCCCAGAACTCAAAGAGTTATGTCTTGAAGAGTATAAAGCATGGGAACCAGACTCATTTGTAGTAGAGAAAAAATCAAACGGAGCTGCACTTTACCAAGAGTTTAGACGTATGGGTATTCCTGTAGGAGAGTTTACACCAGGCAAAGGACAGGATAAAATTAGTAGAGTGAACGCTGTATCTGATTTATTTAATTCAGGCATAGTATGGGCACCAGACAGAAGATGGGCACATGAAGTGATTGAAGAATGTAATGACTTTCCATCAGGTGCGAATGATGACCTAGTAGATGCGACAACGCTTGCCTTAATGAGATTTAGGCAGGGCGGATTTATTAGGTTGCCTAGTGACGAAGAAGATGACATTCGAAGTTTAAGAAGGTACAATCAGAAACGTCTGTATGTTATTTAACAACGGAGATAATTATGTTATACCAATTTATAAGAGAGAAACTTAAGTGGTTAAGAAAAATTCACACTAAATACAATTTAATAATAAATGTAGCATTAGTAGTGCTAGTAATCATTTGTATACTATAGGAAAAAATTATGGCAGATGTTGATAAGGGTTTATACGAAGCTCCTAAAAGTATGGAAGAATTGGCTCAGAACGAGCCTGATTTAGAAATTGAAATTGTAGACCCTGATGAAGTCAACATTAGTGTTGATGGTATGGAAATTAATATTGACCCCGACCGTATGGAAGACGATGAATTTAATCTTAACCTTGCGGAAGAAATGGAAGATGATTTACTTGGGGAATTAGCAGACGATTTAATAGAGGATTACACAGGTGATGTAAACTCAAGAAAAGATTGGTTAGATACTTATGTTGATGGCTTAGACCTTTTAGGTTTAAAACTAGAAGACAGAAGTGAACCGTGGGAAGGAGCATGTAATGTCTATCACCCACTACTAACAGAAACTCTTGTCAAGTTCCAAGCAGAAACTATGACAGAAACATTCCCAGCTTCAGGTCCAGTAAAGACACAAATCATTGGTAAAGAAACTGAGGAGTGTAAAGACGCAGCGGCTCGTGTACAAGAGAACATGAATTATCAGTTGACTGAAAAGATGACTGAGTATAGACCCGAACACGAAAGAATGTTATGGGGTTTAGGTCTTGCAGGTAATGCGTTTAAAAAAGTTTACTATGACCCTAACTTAGAACGTCAAGTATCTATGTATATTCCTGCAGAAGATATAGTTGTACCTTACGGTGCATCTGATTTAGAAAGTGCAGAAAGAGTTACTCATGTAATGCGTAAAACACAAAATGAGTTACGTAAATTACAAGTAGCAGGATTCTATAAAGATGTAGACTTAGGTGAACCAACTTACGACTTAGATGACGTTGAGAAAAAGATAGCTGAGAAGATGGGCTTTAGTGCTACAACTGATAGTCGTTGGAAAATATTAGAGATGCATGTTGACCTTGATTTAGAAGGTTACGAAGATGAACAAGATGGAGAGAAAACAGGTATAGCATTACCTTATGTAGTAACTATAGAAAAGTCTACAAATACAGTTTTATCTATTAGACGTAACTGGAGTCAAGACGATAAGACCAGACAAAAACGTCAGCACTTTGTGCATTATGGTTATGTCCCTGGTTTTGGTTTCTACCACTTTGGTTTAATACATCTGATAGGTGCGTTTGCTAAGTCAGGTACTATGATATTAAGACAACTTGTAGATGCAGGTACATTATCTAATTTACCAGGCGGGTTTAAGTCTAGAGGCTTACGTATCAAAGGTGATGAAACACCAATATCCCCTGCTGAGTTTAGAGATGTAGATGTACCATCAGGTAGTATTAGAGATAATATATTACCACTCCCTTATAAAGAGCCAAGTCAAGTTCTTAATCAACTAATGAATCAAATTATTGATGAGGGTAGAAGATTTGCTAGTGCGGCTGATTTAAAAGTCTCTGACATGTCAGCTAATGCTCCTGTAGGAACAACACTTGCTATCTTAGAAAGAACACTAAAAGTTATGTCTGCAGTTCAAGCTCGTATTCATTATTCAATGCGACAAGAGTTAAGATTAATTAAGGGTATTATTAAAGATTTTACTCCTGCTGATTATGCATATACGCCTGAGACAGGCTCAAGAATGGCGAAGCAAAGTGATTATGATAAGGTAGAAGTTATACCTGTCAGTGACCCTAACGCTGCAACTATGTCACAAAAAGTAGTTCAGTACCAAGCGGTTATGCAGTTAGCACAACAGAACCCAGATATCTACGACATGATAGAGCTTAATCGTCAGATGTTGGATGTACTTGGTGTTAAGAACGCAAATAAATTAATACCACAGAAAGATAATATGAAACCTATGAATCCTGTTACTGAAAACATGAATATTATGAACAGTAAACCTGTGAAAGCATTTATCTACCAAGATTCAGAAGCTCATATTAAAACTCATATGTCATTTATAAAAGACCCTATCGTAGGTGAAATGATAGGACAGAGTCCAAACGCTACAAAAATTTATTCTGCTATGGAAGCACATATTGCAGAACATATTGCGTTTGCATATAGACAGAAACTTGAAGAAGAACTTGGAGCTCCACTACCTCCACCAGAAGAAGCTTTACCAGAGGATGTGGAAGTTGAATTATCTAGACTTGTTGCTAAAGCAAGCGAGCAGTTATTACAGAAAAATATGACTGAAGCTCAACAGAAAGAACAACAGCAACAACAGCAAGACCCACTAATACAAATGCAACAACAAGAGCTACAAATTAAACAAATGGAAGCTCAAGCAAAAGCTAAGAAAATGACAGATGACTCTGCTATAGATGCAGCAAGACTTCAGTTAGAGAAAGCAAAAATGGAGTCACAAGAAAGAATCGCTGGTGCCAAGATTGGTGCTGACGCAGTCAACCAACAAAAAGAGTTGGATGCAAAAGAATTTATGGAAGGCACTAAGTTAGGTGCTGAAGCCGTAAAACAACAGAAGGAACGTAATAATACGCAAACTTAAAAACAGGAGAGAGAAATGGATGAAACGTTAAAAGTTCTCGCTAGTCAATTAGGCGAGGAAGAGCAACGCATGAAAGACGATATGGCACAAGGTAGAGCTGAAGAGTACGCACAATACATGCACGCATGTGGTGTTATCAGAGGCTTTCAAATAGCTCAAGGTCTTATTGCTTCTATGATGAGAAATATGGAGGAAGACGATGAGTGAAATACAAACCCCAAATAAAGAAATAGTATCGGCATCAGGTGCACCAATAAATCCACCACAAACAGATGTTGAAGAAAGTAAACCTGCTCAATTACCTGATGTTAAAGGCTACCGCATATTATGTGCAGTTCCTCAAGTAGAAGACACATATAAAGGTGGGATACTTAAATCAGATAAAGCAAAGGATATTGAAGAACATTCAACAGTTGTTTTATTTGTGATGAAATTAGGAGACACAGCTTATAAAGATGAGGCTCGTTTCCCAACAGGTCCTTGGTGTAAAGAAGGAGACTTCGTTATAACTAGGGCATATTCTGGAACTCGAATCAAAATTTTTGGTAATGAGTTTCGCATTATTAATGACGACACAGTAGAAGCTGTAGTGGATGACCCACGTGGCTACGAACGTGCATAACATGGAGAGCAAAGATGGCAGAAATAATCAATGAAATTCCTGAAGAGTTAGAAATGGAAGGAGAAGAAGTTGAGGTAAAGGAAGTTGAGGTTAAAGCTGAAGCTGAAGCTGAAGTAAAAAAAGAAGCTAAACCTGAGCAGTTAGAGTTAGATTTTGATATAGAAGTAGAAGATGATACTCCTAAAGCTGACAGAAACAGAGACCCTTTACCTGAGAATATTAAAGAAGAGCTTGAAGCTGATACTTTAGATGAATATTCAGATAGAGTAAAAAACAGAATGGCTCAACTTAAAAAAGCTTGGCATGATGAAAGACGTGCTAAAGAAGCTTCTGAAAGACAAAGACAAGAAGCTGAAAGAGTAGCGACACTTTCTGTGCAGGAAAATCAAAAGCTTAAACAAACACTTTCAACAGGAGAAGAAGACTATCTTAAGACTCTTCAAGATAAATATACAGCTGATTTAGCTTTTGCTCAAAGAGAGTACAGAGAAGCTTATGATGCTGGTGATAGTGAAAAATTAGTAGAAGCTCAAACTAAAATGAACGAGGCTCAATATAAACTAGGACAAGCTCGAGATAGAAAGCCTCAATTTACTAAAGAGACTTTACAAACTTCAGAAAATGCGGTATCTTCAGAGCAAGATACAGTTAGACCAACAGCTCCACAACCAGATGCGAGAGCTCTTGCTTGGCAAGAAAAGAACAAATGGTTTGGACAGGACGAAGAGATGACTTCATTGGCATTAGGACTGCATGAAAAATTAGTTAGAAATGGGGTAAACCCATCGTCTGACGAATATTATCGTAGTATTGATAGTACTATGCAAAAACGCTTCCCAGAAAATTTTGGGGGCACTGATACGTTGGAAGAGGCAAAACCTGCCCAACGCAAACCTTCAACTGTAGTTGCTCCAGCAACAAGGTCAACTGGCCCTAAAAAGGTTAGGTTAACTAAAACACAGTTAGCTTTAGCAAAGAAATTCAAGCTAACACCAGAGCAATATGCACGTGAATTAATTAAAACGGAGAGTACAAATGGATAAGAAAGTTAACAATCGCACAAGTAGAGAAGCAGTAACTCGTGAAGAGACTGAAGTTCGAAATAAACAGTGGAAACCTCGTTCAACATTACCAGAAATCAAGCATGAAGCTGGCTGGGCATATCGTTGGGTTCGAGTATCATTGGTGAATGAAGCTGATAATCTAAATGTATCTTCCCGTATGCGTGAAGGCTGGGAACCTGTGAAACATTCAGAGCACCCAGAAGTAAATTTACCAGCAGACCCTAACTCAAGATTCAAAGACGGTATTGAAGTAGGGGGACTGCTATTATGTAAAATGCCACAGGAAATGGTAGACCAGAGAAATGAATATTTTAAGGAAAAAGCTAGAGCTCAGGAACAGGCTGTAGATAACAACCTAATGAGACAGAACGACCCTAGAATGCCGTTATTTTCTGATAAAAAATCTACTGTGACTAAAGGCAAAAGATAATTTTTAAGGAGATTATATTATGGCATCAACAGCCGCACCTTACGGTCTTAAGCCCGTAAATTTGATTGGTGGACAGCCTTATGCTGGTTCTACTCGTCAAATTAAAATAGCGTCTGGGTATGACACAAACATCTTCAACGGAAGCGTTGTATCTATCGTTACAGCAGGAACACTTGAGATAGTAACCACTGTTGGTTCTAACTCTTCAGTTTTCCCTGCAGGAACAGTAGGCGTATTCGTTGGATGTTCTTATACAGACCCAAACTCAAAACAAAAGGTTTTCGCTCAATATTTTCCAGCAAACACAGTAGCATCTGATGCTGTTGGATATGTTGTCGATGACCCTGATGTAGTATTTCAAGTACAAGCTGATGCGTCAGTAGCCCAAGCTGGTCTTGGTGCAAACGCTCCATTAGCTGCAGTACAATCTACATCAACTGGTTCAACTGT